TCAATACATGGAGATTAAATTATGGGATTTTTAAAACCAACAATACCAGCGATGCCATCTATTCCGCCAGTTCAGCCTTTGCCAGAGCCGCCAAAGTATGAAGATACGGAAAGAGCAGAAGAGGCAGCGGTAAAAAGAGCTAAAATGAGAGCTGCAAGAACCGGAAGATCCTCAACGATCTTAACGGGAACAGGCGGCTTAGAAGATGACGAAAGTGTCATTACTAAAAAAACTTTACTAGGAGGTTAGATGGGAGGAGTTTTTACAAAACCAATACAAATGGCAACTCAAGCAGGAATTATAAAACCAGTAACTCCAACACAAGCTAAAGCATCACAAACAACATCTACATCTACATCTACATCTAAAGCTGCTAAAGCAAAAAGAGATAAGATTAGAGCTGGAAGAACTGGAAGATCTGCAACGATTTTAACCACAGCTAAAGGGTTAAAAGATGACGAAACTACAACTAAAAAAACTTTACTAGGAGGATAATATGGGAGGAGTACCTGGGTACGGTGGGTACCAAACAATAGCACAAGCAAGAGAAAGAATGGCAAAAAGCAAAATGGTTAATAGACCACAAAAATTAAAAAGTGTCAGAGATACTTTTACAAGATTAACTGGGAATAAACCAAGACCTGTTTCTAAAGCTTTAATGTATAAAGATTTTACAGCTTTAGAAAAAAGAAGATATGCAACTCTAATGGCTAACGATAAAAATAAAAAAAAGGAAAGACTTGAAACCCCTTCAAGATTAGATCAAGCGAAGAGTTATGTTAAATCAGTTAAAACATTATTAGGATAAGGAGGAAACATGGGTGGAGTAGCAAGAGCAGTAATGCCAAGACCGCCAAGACCGCCAGCACCAGTTTATGTAGCACCAACTGTTGCGGAAGTATCGCAAGTTCAATCAACAGCTTTAGATACTAAAATCAAAAGAGGCAAAGGTAGATCTAGCACCATTTTAACAGGAGCTAAAGGTTTAGGCGATAACGCTTTAACAACAAGTAAGCAAACATTACTTGGAGGATAATAAATGGCAATAGAAAAAAAAGCCAAAATGATTATCGACAGGTTTGAAACTTTGAAAATTCAAAGAGCAACCTGGGAAGATCATTGGCAAGACATAGCAAATTACTTTTTACCAAGAAAATCTAACATCACGGTAAAAAGAACTAAAGGCGATAAAAGGCACGACCAGATTTATGATGGAACGGCAACACACGCACTTGAATTATTAGCATCTAGCTTAAATGGTATGCTAACCAATACGATTTCTCCGTGGTTTTTATTAAAATTTAGAACTGAGGCTATGAACCAGGAAGATGAAGCAAGAGAATGGTTGGAGAGCTGCGCAAAAATTATGCAGCAAGTGTATCAAAGATCTAATTTTCAACAGGAAATTTTTGAATTATACCATGAGCTGTTAGCTTTCGGTACATCAGCGATGTTTATTAAGGATGATGTTAGGGATGATTTAAGATTTAAAACAATTCATATTTCAGAAATATTTATTACCGAAGATGAAAAGGGTTATGTAGATAGTCTTTTAAGAAAATTTCATCTTAAAAATAAAAATATTCCAGCGATGTACCCTAAGGCGGAATTACCTAATGCTTTAAAATCTAAAGTAGTTAATGCTCCATTTGATGAAAGTGTCATCCTTCATTCCGTATATAAGTCTGATACCCCTATGGGTTATAAGAATAAAGATAATATGGATTATATTTCTTGCCATGTTCATCAAGAAACCGGAACCATTTTAAAAGAAGGTGGTTTTATGGAATTTCCTTATGTGGTCCCAAGATATTTAAAATCTTCTTCCAATGAAATTTTTGGAAGATCTCCAGCTATGAATGCGTTGCCAGATGTGAAGATGTTGAACACCATGTCTAAGACAACGATTAGAGCAGCTCAAAAGCAAATTGATCCACCTTTAATGGTTCCCGATGATGGTTTTATTTTACCGGTTAGAACTGTTCCTGGAGGATTAAATTACTACAGAGCTGGAACCAGGGAAAGAATTGAACCATTAACTATAGGAGCCAATAATCCTTTAGGATTACAAATGGAAGAGCAAAGAAGAAAAGCAATTAGAGAAAACTTTTTTGTAGATCAGTTAATGACAGTTCAGGGTCAAAACATGACCGCAACAGAAGTGATGCAGCGTACCGAGGAAAAGATGAGATTATTGGGTCCCGTATTAGGCAGACTTCAATCTGAATTATTACAACCTTTAATCACACGAAGTTTTAATTTATTACTTGATAATAAAAAGTTTCCACAAAGACCGGAATTACTGGGAGAGGAGATGATAGAAATTGAATATGTATCTCCCCTTGCCAAAGCTCAAAAAACACAAGAGCTTTCATCCATTATGAGAGGTATTGAAATATTTGGTTCTTTACAAAATGTAGCTCCAGTATTTGATTATTTGGATATAGATGGATTAGTGGGTCATGTTACAGATGTTTTGGGATTACCAGCGAAGGTTATGAGATCCAAAGCCGAAGTTCAACAAATCCAACAACAAAAACAACAACAACAAATTGAGCAAGCACAGATGCAGCAAGCTCAACAAGTTGCTGAGAGTGCCGGTAAAATTGCACCAGCGTTAAAGGCGGGGATGATGAATGAATGAAAAAGATCTTAAACAATTAGGGTTAGACTATAAAATGACTTTTGGATCAGAAAGCGGAAAACGAGTGCTTGAAGATCTTAAAAAGAGATGCAGCTATAATACGACTACTCACATTAAGGGAGATAGCCACGATAGCGCATACTTAGAAGGAGCAAGATCCGTGGTCTTGTTTATTAATAATATGCTCAACAAAAAGGAGAACAAATGAGTGATAATCAAGAGGTAGCAGTACCGGCAGTTCCAGAGGAAAAGCCAGTATTGTCTGGAGATCCTGTAGAAAAAACTCCAGAACAAATACAAGATGATTGGAAAGCTGGTCTTTCCGATGATTTAAGAGCCGACAAATCTTTAGAAAATATTAAAGATATTAGTTCGTTAGCGAAAAGTTATATCCATGCACAAAGATTAGTTGGAGCTGATAAAATTCCAGTTCCAAATAAACATGCTACCGATGAAGATTGGAAGGAAGTATATAAAAGACTTGGTGCGCCAGAAAAACCAGACCAATACAAATATAAATTTGATGAAGGTCAAGAGGTAGATACAGAGGCGTTAAAAAACTTTTCATCTCAAGCGCATAAGTTAGGATTACTTCCTACCCAGGCGCAAGGTATGGTTAATTATTATAACGAGATGGTAGGTAAGCAACTAGCTGATGCTGAAAGTATATCAACATCGCAAAGGGAAAAAGCTATGACCGAGTTAAAAACTGAATGGGGACAAGCTTATGACCAAAAATTGCAAAAAGCTAATACTGTAGTATCTTCGGTATTTCCTAAAGGAATAATGAGTATCAATTTGGAAGATGGCACAAAGCTTGGCGATCATTCAGAGGTTATTAAAGCCTTTGCTGCTTTAGGAGAAAAAATGGGAGAGGATGATATTATTAAATCTGATGGTCCCGTTTATATGACACCTAAACAAATAGAAAAACAAATAGGAGAACTGCAACAGACAGGTTCAGCGTATTGGGATAAAAACCATCCTAATCACGATACTGCGGTACAAGAAGTACAAACATTAATTCAAAAGAAAAATAATGAAGAGGTTGTTTAAAGATTTTGCTTTACAAGATTAAAAAAATTAAGTATAGCAAATTTAACTAGGATAATCGCAAGACCCTAGTTGACATTGGGAAAGACTAACATCCAAGGGATGTAAAACCCAGGAAGATCCACAAAGGATAATCAACCGAAACTTTTAACAATCAACCATAGGAGTAATATTTATGAGTGTAAATATTCCAACTAGCTTTGTTGAACAGTATTCGGCTAATGTGTCGATGCTGGCACAACAAACAGGCTCAAAGCTACGAGGCGCTGTTGATGTGGAAACGATTAAAGGGAAAAATGCGTTCTTCGATCAGATCGGAGTAACTGCTGCTCAAATAAGAACAAGCAGACACGCAGATACACCTCAAATTGATACACCACACTCAAGACGTAGAGTATCTTTGACAACATATGAGTGGGCGGATCTTGTAGA